TACTGTTTTTGTCATGTGAGTCACCTCTGACTGAGAGTTTACTCACTTAGCCGCGTGTCCACTATTGCTGGGTAAGATCATATTACATGAACAGGCCGAATTCCGGGTTACTGGTATGACACCCCAAGATTTTGTTAACAAAATAGTTCAGAGTATTCCGGGACTTGCTAACGACCATCGACTATTTGTTAGTTTGCGAGATCAACTTCCGCTGCTGGCAGAAGCTGCCCCTGGCCCTTTCCTTGATGCCCTTGAGCAATTGCTTAAGGGCAATGGGGAAATGATTGCTCCAATATTCAATGAAGATAAAGGGCTGTTAACTCCTCGAAGTCATTATCATGGATTAAAATGGGCATTGGAAGCCTTGGCTTGGGAACAAACATATCTATTACGCGCTGCAATCTGTCTTGCAAAACTCGCTGTAATAGATCCCGGAGGAACTTACTCAGATCGCCCTCTTAATAGTTTAAGAACCATTTTTCTGGCATGGTCTCCTAATACATGGGCACCAGTAAAAGTTAGAAATGCAATTATAAAAAAAATTATCACTATTGTTCCTAGTATTGGGTGGAGTTTGTTACAAAATCTCCTTCCTCGCTCCCATGATACCTCTGATCAAAACCAAAAAATGAAGTTCAGAGAGTCGGATAAAGATGTAGAAAAACTAACGTGGGGCGTTGTTTGGGAGGGGCAAATCTTTATTATCCAAGAAGCAATTAAACTTGCAGGTATACTCCCAACAAGATGGGAAATCCTAATCTCTCATTTAAGCTCATTCCCTGAGAATGCAATAGATGAAACACTTTCTCATCTTGAACTTTGCCTTTCTCAACAAACTGAAGAGGATCAGTTCATCGTATGGGAGGCTTTGCGTCATGAGTATTCTCGCCATAAAAAATATTCAGATGCGAACTGGGCATTTAAATTTGAGTCTATGGAAAAAATAGCGAAAATACTTGATAATTATAAACCAATTGACATGGTTAGAGCCAGTTTATGGATTTTCAATGATTGGGATTCTGATATTGAAGAGTCAATTGAAAATGCTGGCGGAATTTTTTCTTCTGTCGAAGAAATGCGAAGTGAAAAACTTAGGGAAATATACTTTACTTTAGGTTTGTCTGGGGTGAAAGACCTTTTTCAACAAGTTAATAATGTTTTTATTGCAGCAAGGCATATATCAGCACTCTCGTTGGATGAAGAAAAATTAAATGATTTGTTTGTAATGCTTATTAACAACAAAAAAATATTGATGAAGTTTGTGGGTTGTTAATGCAATATGGTGTTGAATGCTTTGGTGCTGAATGGCTTAATAAAATAAAAGTGTATTTTAAACAGTTTAAAATTACCCCTGATAGGGCTGGGAAAATCTTAGCATCGTTAAGAGACTCACAAGAGATATGGAGCATTATTGAAGGGTTTGAAGATAACATCAACGAAAAATATTGGTTGCAAAAACAACCCATTGCAATGATGGGTAAAACTTCGGATTTATTTGTTCTTATGGATAAATATATAGAAAGGGGCCGGGGTCTTGCTGCTATTATATCAGCAAATCAACGCCTTTCTGAGATTCCATCTACAACACTTTTATATCTTCTAGATATAGTCGTTAAAGAAATAAATAGCCAGGATATCCAATTTGATACAATGCTATCGTACTATGTAAAAAAAGTTTTTGATGAACTCAAACAACGTAACGATGTTTCTGAAACAGATTTGGCATTTAAAGAAATGACCTACTTGCCTTGTTTTCCGGATAGCGATGAGCCACTTATCCTGCATCGTCTAATGATGAAAAAGCCAGAGGTTTTTATAGAAGCAATATGTATTGTATATCGTAGTGACGAAGATGAACAAACAGAACCATCGGAGTTGGAAGTTAAAAGAGCTACTTCTATATACAGATTACTTGAAAAATTACGAATACTACCAGGGCAGATAGACAATGAAATTGATCAAGATAAACTTGAAGATTGGTGTGAGAATGTACGCCATTTAGCAAAATTGCATCATCGCCAAGAAATCACTGATCATGTAATAGGAAAAATTCTGGCACATGCCCCTAATAGCTCAGTAGATAATTCCTGGCCACATGAAGCAATTCGGCACATCATTGAAATATTATCTTCTGATGAGTTAGAGCAAGGTATACAAATTGGTAGGTACAATAAAAGGGGGGTATTTGCTCGTATGCGTTACGAAGGTGGAAACCAAGAAAGGATATTAGCTGAGCAGTACCGAGAATGGGCAAATTCAATGCCCCACTGCGTCCGTACTTCTGCAATGCTATTTAGAATCGCTGACGAATGGGAATACTCAGCAAAAAACGCAGATATTCGAGCCGCAAAGGCTGATTTAAAATAGAAAGATTCAAAACCAAAATTAGAATAAATCATAAAAACCCTGCTTAAGAGCAGGGTTTAACTTCTTTCAGCGTCATTTAAAATTGCAGACCTTCAGGTTAATCTACCCAAAAACAGAACGGGTTTTAGCTACGACATGTCATCCAACTAACCGCATTGCCTTTATCCCTCCTTCAATCATACTACCGTGATCTGCAGCCATCACAAAATCAGCCCACCACTGCATCATAGGCCGTCGCTGCTCAAGATAATCACTACGGTTATACGCACGACGAACCTCATTCTTATCCACATGAGCAAGTGCAGCCTCAATAACATCAGGTGGAAATCCCTGCTCATTAAGGGCTGTACTGGCGATAGATCGCAGGCCGTGTGAAACGAGCACCCCACCAAAACCTGCGCGTTTTAGCGATGCGTTTACGGTCTGACTGTTCATCGGCTGGTTTGGCTTGATGCGGCTGGGAAAGATAAATTCTCGATTTCCACTTAACGGCTTCATCATCTCTAGTATCGCAATTGCTTCATCTGACAATGGAACAGTATGGTCGCGGTTCATTTTCATGCATGCTGCAGGAATCTTCCACTCTCGCGCTTCTATGTCTACCTCTTCCCAGAGAGCTTCAGCCGCTTCGGCAGGGCGGGTAATAGTAAGAAGTTGCCACATGAACAGGCAGCGTGTGGAAAGGCTAATGCTGGCTGTTCGCATCGTCTGCATTAACTGAGGTAGCTGATCCGGTCGAATGCTGGGCATGTTCTTTTTCTGAGGCTTCTCGAAGGCTTTACCGATATTAACGCTGGGAACAGCATCAATCAGCCCTGTGTTCTGGGCATAGATCATGACCTCATTAATACGTTGGCACAGGCGACGAACAGTTTCCAGTGCTCCTCTGGCCTGAACCGGTTGTACGGCCTGAACCAGTGTATGAGCTTTAATATCTGTAACGCTAACGTCGCCAATCGCAGGAAAGACGTCTCTTTCAAGAGAGCGCCAGATATCTTCCGCATAGTCCTCTGTCACACTGGCTTTCTTCACATTCCACCAACGTTCAGCTACGAGTTGGAAAGTGTTGGTTTTGGCTTCCAGCGAACTGCGCAATTGTTCTTGCTGATGTTCCTGCGGATCGATCTGTTTAGCCAGTAGTGAGCGGGACTCTGCACGGTAGTTTCTGGCATCGGCAAGGGTAACTGACGGGTAGGAGCCTATGCTCTTCTTTGCTCGTTTCTTGGTGACAGGGCGAATGTAGCGAAACTGCCAGATTTTACTCCCGCTGGATTTAATGAGTAGCTCAAGGCCATCGCCATCATAGAGAACGTAGTCCGCCTCCTTGGGTTTGGCTGATTCTATTTCTTTAACGGATAGAGGTTTGGTTTGTCTTGCCATTGCCGGGTTTCCATAGTTTTAGGCACCTCAAAAAACAATAAAGCTTTATGAGGTGCCTAACAAGGTGCCTAAAAGGATCGGATTTAATTAGTTTTCTTCGGACTTCGCGGGACAAATTGAGGGCACAAAAAAGCCCGCAGGGCTTGCGCCGTGCGGGCTCTTAGGACTTCATCGGATGACTCTGGTAATCACCGATGGAGAATTTTGGTGGAGCTGGCGGGAGTTGAACCCGCGTCCGAAATTCCTACATACTATTATTTAACTATCTAAATCATAGGTTTATTAATAGTATCAATGGGATAGTTTTAGACTGTGTTAGGCATTTTTACGTCGTTAAACTTCTTTGTCGCCATTTTGCCGCCACTGGAAGCTTTTATAACGTTAGGCTTTGTATATTTATCCCAGTGAGGAGAATAAATCGGACAATCAAGTGTAATATATTGATCAAAAAGAAATCTAAAGTCTGTTTCATATATGTAATTAATTATATGTTCATACGGACCTAATTCGGCACCATAAATTATCGTTTTTATTTTTCTTGTTAGATATATACTTGCCTCAACGAATTCAAGAAAAGCATTTTCTTCGTGAGCAAAAGTAATAATACTGTATTCATTGATCGATATTTTATATCTTGCCCGCATAATACTGTCGATACAGAGCTTTTCAAAAATCATGGCTGTTTTGTTAGAAACAGAATTTATTATTCTAAGGTACTCCAGTGGTTTATTTTCTGGGGCCAGTTTCCTTGGTTTTAATGCGTTATCTATATCTCTAAGTAATACTTCTATTTCTTCTAGGAACTTGCTGCTTGGTTCGAAGTTAGATAGGCTGTGTGGGGCTGAGTTGGGGTATATTTTTTTATAGAGCAAGTAAGGATTTGTAATTTTAACTTGATCGGTAGTTGCTATTTTTTCATTATCAATTTCCTTGGACGAAATGATGCTTCCATCTTTGTTAGATAGATTTAAAATTGTGAAAGTAGATAAGTGGTTTATTTTTTCGATGAAGTTTTTTTCATGAGCCAAATATCTGTCAACGGCATTTTTGCTATCAGCTGCTTGTATTTGTGCTTCGGTTTGAATTGTGCGATGAATATTGTTTACTATCGATGCGAGAGGAACGGAACTTGCTAGTAGCAATAAAGGAAACTTGCTGATCTCATAAAATCTAAAATATCCGTGAGCAGTGAGGACAGGTGTTTTTCCACTCCATGCAAAGTAACCAAAGTAAAAAAATGAAAAAACAGGAAGTAAAATCGATAACCAAAATAATTTTTGGCGGTATAGATTTCTTTTGTCTAACTTGTACCATCTTCTCCAAATGGAAATGATTAAAATTAATATAATTATTGTTGCATAAATATAAATGTATATATAGTCAGGATATGTTTTCATACGTGATTTATACTATTTAGTGGGTTTTTGGTTACTGCATCTTCAAGATGTTCAGGGGAAAAATGTGCATATACCATGGTCATCTTGATATCTGAGTGACCCAATATATCTCTCAATACTAGGATATTTCCGCCGTTCATCATAAAATGGCTGGCGAATGTATGGCGCAACACGTGAGTGCATTGGCCATCAGGTAGTTCGATACCGGCCCGTTTTACTGCACGCTCAAAGGCTTTTCTGCATGGTGTGAATAACTTCCCTCTGTTTTTGGGTAGCTCGTTGTACAGATCCTGAGATATCGGTACGGTGCGGTTTTTTTTACCCTTTGTCTTTGTATAGGTAATCCGGTATTTCGATAGTTGATGTCCCTGCAGGTTTTCAGCTTCACTCCAACGTGCACCAGTTGCTAGGCATATTTTTGCAATCATCAGCAGACTGGGGCTTTGAGAATCAGCACAGGCATCTAGCAGACGTTTAATTTCTTCCGGAGTCAAGAACGCCAGTTCACCTTCAGTAATTTTAAATGTTGGAAGCCCGGCAAGAGGGTTGGGGGCTGACCAGTGGCCCAGCTTTTTCAGTGTACCAAAAACCGATGATAGGTTGCGTTGTTCAAGATTTACCGTGCGGGGCTTAACGGGCGACATTAGCGTGCCATCTTCATTTCGCACTTCACCTTTTAGCCGTGCTTCGCGGTATTTCGTAAAGTCACCGGCAGTCAGCTCTGAAGCGATGGGATCGCCTAGACCATTACAGATAATTCTAAGTTTCGCCATGAGGCGCTTGGGGTCTGCGAGTGTTTGACCATATAGGGAATACCACAGCTCAATTAATTCTGATAGGCGTCTGCGATCTTCCTTTTCCCCCAACCATGGTTTTTTGTTCACTTCTTCCATTGTGAAGCTTTCAAAAGCAATGGCTTCGCCTTTTGTAGCAAATTGCTTACGTACGCGCTTGCCATTGCGTCCATTGGGATAGCACTCACACAACCATTTACCGTTTGGCTGTTTTCTGACAGTCATGTTTAGATACTCTTTATTACTTTGACTGCGCGCCCAATAATTTCCACATCATCAGCAGAACACTCGAAAGACGCTTCATCTTGATTTACTACAATCTTATTGCCGGGAATCCGCATGATTTTTGCAATAATAATCATTCCATCAATATTGATTAGCCAGAATCCATTGCTGACTTGTTTAACTGATTTATCGATGAGATAACAATCAGTTGGGGTTTCTAAGAACATCGATTCTTCATAATGTGCAGGTAATATGCTGTGGTCTAGGAAAATATCTTCATCAATACTGAGTTTTCCATTCTCTAAGGTTCCTTTAGGAATAGATGGAGTTATGAGTTTGGATAGTGGTTTAATTGCTTGTTTGTTCTCATTATGAGATCTTTTCTCAGGCTCACATCCTCCTTTCATGCTTCCCTGGCCTGTAGCTAACCAAAGCAACGAAACACCGGTTTCTAGTGCGCACTGAATTATCCAGTCAGCAGGAAAACTGTCGCGTAACACTCTGTTTGCCATAGTGCTTTTTGAGACATTCAGGTGCTCGCTTAATGCCTGCTTAGTTGTGAATCCATAAGCCTCAAGCAGCCTCTCAATAGCTGCCTTGCCTCCCGTATCGGAACCCATTCTGATGTTTAACATTGGTAATCTCCATTTGACAATCTTGAGTCGAGATCGTAATGTCTTCATGTCTCTTGATGTGAGAGTTTAAGAGACGGACTAAAACGAACTAACACGCACACAAAGTAAGAGATACTGCACTATGAGTACTGATATTTCAATTCGTGTACCAAAAGAGATGGCTACGCCTGCAGAGTTCGCAGAGTGGGAGGGCATTTCCCGTGGCTCTGTTTACCAAAAAATTCACCATGGCCAACTTGCTAAATACATGGTCAAGAAAGAAAAAAACAAAGGCCGCGTAAGCCTGCGTTATCTGATGTACAAAACCGATCAGGTCCGTGAATCCCTCGGTCATTCCAACTTCCGTGTCATTGTTGGTAAGTAAGTTCAATTATGGGAACTTTCTAAGGGGGCAGCATGTTTGATTACAGGATTTCCAAACATCCGCATTTTGATGAAGCCTGTAGAGCTTTTGCACTACGTCACAATATGGCGAAGCTGGCAGAACGTGCAGGAATGAATGTCCAGACTCTGCGAAACAAACTCAACCCAGATCAACCGCATCAGCTCAATGCGCCAGAAATCTGGCTGCTTACCGATCTGACTGAAGATTCAACGCTGATAGATGGTTTTCTGGCACAGATTCACTGCCTGCCATGTGTACCGATTAATGAGGTAGCAAAAGAGAAACTGCCGCATTACGTCATGAGTGCAACCGCAGAGATCGGGCGTGTTGCTGCAGGTGCGGTATCTGGCGATGTAAAAACCAGTGCAGGTCGTCGTGATGCTATCAGCAGCATTAACTCTGTAACACGACTGATGGCGCTGGCTGCTGTTTCATTGCAGGCCCGTTTACAGGCTAACCCTGCGATGGTGAGTGCAGTTGATACCGTGACTGGCCTCGGTGCTTCATTCGGTTTGCTGTGAGGTGCTTATGTTGACGAAAGAACCATCATTTGCATCGCTGCTGGTAAAACAAAGCCCGGCAATGCACTACGGTCACGGCTGGATCATGGGTGAGGATGGTAAACGCTGGCATCCATGTCATTCACAAGATGAATTGCTGTCTGAATTGACCACGAGGAAACGGAGAAAGTCAAAATGTATGCAGCGGAAAGTGAAGTGGTTTATCAGTTTCGTTACAGAGGGGAGAGTTATTCAGTACCTGAAGATGATTTGCTCTGTTGTTATCCGTCGTTGTCGGGCGATGGCAGTTACTTTTTCACGCTAAGGGATGGGACGTTTTTACGGGGAGAGCAGGTTAAAGAGACGATACGAAAAAATGTATCTCCTCTTGAACGTTACCGTAAGAAAAAAGAACGATAGTTGCGTTTGGGGGATATGAATTATGGCAATTAATGGCGCTGCGGCGACTGTTCCATTAAGCCCCGGTGAACGCCTGAATGGACTTAATCACATTGCGGAGTTAAGGGCGAAAGTATTTGGCCTGAATATTGAGTCAGAGCTTGAGCGGTTTATTAAAGATATACGTGATCCACGGGATATCAATAACGAACAAAATAAACGAGCACTGGCTGCCATATTCTTTATGGCAAAAATTCCAGCTGAACGTCATAGCATCAGCATTAATGAGCTGACCACTGACGAAAAGCGGGAGTTGATTAAAGCAATGAATCATTTTCGTGCAGTGGTGAGCTTATTTCCCAAACGGCTAACCATGCCGAATTAACCAACTAATGAAATTAATGGCGTAAACCCGCCGGGCATCCCTTTATCTAAATTCAGGAGAATTGATTATGCGTAATATTGAAATCCTCACGACTAAAACCGGACCGGATGATGCAGGGCTTAATATTTTACTGACAGAGGCTCGTCTGGAAGAACGCCGGGCAAGGGCTGAAGCAATGGCAGCTCGCCTTGATAGCCTGGCGTGTCATATCTCATCCCGTCAGCTAAACCACGTGGAAGCGGCAGAACTGCTGCGTGTGACTGCTGAAGCAATCCAGAACGAAGCGCAGGAGATCCACTAATGGCTGATGCAATGGATCTCGTACAGCAGCGCGTTGAAGAAGAACGCCAGCGCCATATCCGTGCTGCCCGTGCCAAAACACCGGGTGTGTCTCGCGTGCTTTGCATTGAGTGTGAAGCGCCAATTCCGCCAGCACGACGCCGCGCCATTCCGGGTGTGCAGCTTTGCATTACTTGCCAGGAAATCGCAGAGCTGAAAGGCAAACATTACAACGGAGGTGCTGTATGACAAGGGCAGTGCGTATCCATCAATTAAAAATTGCACCTAAGTATTTCAACGCTGTGGTTGCAGGTCAAAAGACGGCTGAACTTCGTAAAGACGATCGTGGCTATAAAGTTGGTGATGTTCTTTCTCTTTGCGAATGGAAGCATGGCGTATTTACGGGTAGGGAATGGGCCGCTGTTATCTCTCATGTGCTTCCGGTTAATGACGTCATGGCAGTTTCAGAACAATGGGTGATGCTATCAATTCGCCCATTAACCCCATTAGAAGCTTTAGGATATGTTATTGCCGGAGGTGCTGTATGAGCACCATCCTGAAATGGGCGGGAAATAAAACCGCCATTATGCCAGAACTGAAAAAACACCTTCCAGCTGGCCCGCGACTGGTTGAACCTTTCGCGGGTTCCTGTGCGGTGATGATGGAGACGGATTATCCAAGCTATCTGGTTGCGGATATTAATCCTGATTTAATCAACCTCTATAAAAAGGTTGCCGCTGATTGTGAATCGTTTATATCTCGCGCCAGAGTTTTATTTGAGATCGCAAACAGGGAGGTAGCTTATTACAACATAAGGCAGGAGTTTAATTACTCAACTGAAATTACTGATTTCATGAAAGCGGTATATTTCCTGTATCTCAATCGTCACGGTTACCGTGGTTTATGTCGCTATAACAAGAGCGGGCATTTCAATATTCCCTACGGTAATTATAAAAATCCGTATTTCCCTGAAAAAGAAATTCGCGCATTTGCAGAAAAAGCCCAGCGGGCAACGTTTATCTGCGCCAGCTTTGATGAAACGCTGGCGATGTTGAAGGCGGGGGATGTGGTGTATTGCGATCCGCCGTATGACGGTACGTTTTCCGGCTATCACACTGATGGTTTCACTGAAGATGACCAGTATCACCTGGCATCCGTTCTTGAACATCGAGCATCTGAAGGACATCCCGTCATTGTTTCTAACAGTGACACGTCTTTGACCCGGTCTCTTTATCGTAATTTCACTCACCACTACATCAGGGCGAAACGCAGCATCGGCGTTGCAGCGGGGGAGGGAAAATTTGCAACAGAGATGATTGCCACTAAATCTGCTAATTGGTTTAGTGCCGATTTTAGTAGGGGACGTGACTCTACTGTTATTTTCGGGGTGCAAGTGTGAAAGAAATGCACCACGAAATTCATCATTTCCATGGGACGCCTGTCTGGGGAAGTGCTGGCGACGTTCATCGTATTGCGGTGAGCGGAGCTGGCGCTTTCGTCTCCTATGTACGACCAGATCAGATTGCGGCGTCCATTCAGCATGCTCAGGTCGTCGGCATTGATAACGGCGCATTTTCTGCATGGGTGCGTGGGCTAAAAATTAACTGGAGTGATTTTTATAAATGGCTCCTGAACTATTACCACCATCCTAAGGTCGCTTTTTTTGTCATTCCTGATGTTGTGGACGGCGGTGAACGTGACAATGATGCCCTGATAAACGAAGTTCCGAAAATGTTCTACGGGAAGGCAACTCCCGTCTGGCATCTGCACGAGTCAATCGATCGGCTTATCGAGCTATGTCGTGAATGGCCTCGTGTCTGCTTTGGATCGTCTGGTGAATATGCGGCTATCAGAACTGCGCACTGGCATCGTCGTATGCAGGACGCTTTTGAAGCAATTTATTGCCGACACAATTTCAAAACAGCTGTTCATGGTTTGCGCATGCTTGACGGTCGTGTGTTGGGAAATTACCCACTGGCGACTGCCGACAGTACAAATCTTGCCTGCAATGTCCCCAAATTTAATAGCAAATATCCTGAGCTTACGCGGGCTATTCAGGAGGCTGAGTATTCGCGCAATCTGACGGAAAAGGAGCTGAAAGCTGTCATTCTGAAAAACCGTTGCGCAATTTTAAAAGGTGCAATTGAAGCTGTTCGCCCACCTTCAGTTTCTGATTGGCTGTCGAATGGTTTGCAGCCTTCACAGCTCGAACTGGAGATTGCGTAATGAACTACAGCTATTCCTGGAATGCTGAGAAAAAAGCAATCAATCCTTACGTAGGGACAGAAGAGCAATCTTCAGTTTCTGCGCTTTCAAACCTGATCGCTCTGTACGCTGCCGATAACGAGCAGGAACACCTGCGCCGCGAGGTACTGAGTGATCAGGTCTGGGAGCGTTATTTCTTTAATGAATCCCGTGATCCTGTCCAGCGCGAAATGGAGCAGGATAAGCTCATTAGTCGGGCAAAGCTGGCGCATGAGCAGCAGCGTTTTAATCCGGACATGGTCATTCTGGCTGACGTCAACGCCCAGCCTTCCCATATCAGCAAGCCGCTGATGCAACGTATTGAATATTTCAGCAGCCTGGGCAGGCCAAAGGCTTATTCCCGCTATTTGCGTGAGACGATTAAGCCATGTCTGGAACGACTGGAGCATGTACGCGACAGCCAGCTATCTGCATCTTTTCGTTTTATGGCAAGCCATGAAGGGCTGGACGGTCTGCTGATCCTGCCTGAAATGAGTCAGGATCAGGTGAAACGCCTGTCTACCCTTGTCGCTGCGCATATGAGCATGTGTCTTGATGACGCTTGTGGTGATTTGTATGCCACCGATGACGTTAAGCCAGAAGAAATCCGCAAGACATGGGAAAGGGTGGCAGCAGAAACCCTGCGACTGGATGTCATTCCACCTGCGTTTGAGCAACTCCGCCGGAAAAGAAACCGCCGTAAACCCGTGCCCTATGAACTCATTCCGGGTTCGCTGGCGCGTATGTTGTGCGCCGACTGGTGGTATCGGAAATTATGGAAGATGCGTTGCGAATGGCGGGAAGAGCAGTTGCGCGCTGTCTGCCTGGTCAGCAAAAAAGCATCTCCCTATGTCAGCTATGAAGCCGTGATGCATAAACGTGAGCAGCGCCGTAAGTCGCTGGAGTTTTTTCGTTCTCATGAACTGGTGAACGAAGACGGCGACACGCTGGATATGGAAGACGTGGTAAACGCCAGCAGCAGCAACCCTGCGCATCGCCGCAATGAGATGATGGCCTGTGTTAAAGGTCTGGAGCTTATCGCGGAAATGCGCGGTGACTGCGCCGTTTTCTACACCATCACCTGTCCGTCACGTTTCCATTCCACGCTAAATAACGGCAGACCAAACCCGACCTGGACAAACGCGACGGTAAGACAAAGCAGTGATTATCTGGTCGGCATGTTTGCTGCATTTCGTAAAGCGATGCACAAAGCTGGATTGCGCTGGTATGGCGTGCGGGTGGCTGAGCCGCATCATGACGGTACAGTTCACTGGCACCTGTTGTGTTTTATGCGCAAAAAAGATCGCCGAGCCATTACTGCTTTGTTGCGTAAGTTTTCCATTCGTGAAGACCGCGAGGAGCTGGGTAATAACACGGGACCACGCTTTAAGTCTGAGCTGATAAACCCGCGTAAAGGTACGCCAACAAGCTACATCGCGAAATACATCAGTAAGAACATTGACGGACGTGGTCTGGCTGGTGAGATCAGCAAGGAAACGGGTAAATCCCTGCGTGATAACGCTGAATACGTTAATGCCTGGGCGTCTCTGCATCGTGTTCAGCAATTCCGCTTCTTTGGTATTCCGGGGCGTCAGGCTTACCGTGAACTGCGATTGCTGGCTGGTCAGGCGGCAAGGCAGCAGGGGGACAAAAAAGCAGGTGCGCCGGTACTGGATAACCCACGCCTTGATGCCATCCTGGCTGCTGCTGATGCTGGCTGTTTTGCCACCTACATCATGAAGCAGGGCGGCGTGCTGGTTCCCCGCAAATATCACCTTATCAGAACAGCTTATGAAATTAACGAAGAGCCGACCGCCTATGGCGATCACGGCATTCGTATTTATGGCATCTGGTCACCCATTGCAGAGGGCAAGATCTGCACTCATGCAGTGAAGTGGAAAATGGTTCGTAAAGCCGTTGACGTTCAGGAGGCGGCAGCCGACCAGGGCGCTTGCGCCCCTTGGACTCGTGGCAATAACTGTCCCCTTGCTGAAAATTTGAACCAACAGGAGAAAGATAAATCAGCTGATGGGGACCCCAGAACGGACATTACCCGCATGGATGACAAGGTGTTGCACGATTACCTGCACAGTATGAACAAAAAGAAGCGCCGGGAATTGGCTGCAAGGTTACGTCTGGTGAAACCGAAACGGCGTAGAGACTACAAACAGCGAATTACAGACCATCAACGACAGCAGCTTGTCTATGAACTGAAATCCAGAGGATTTGATGGCAGCGAGAAAGAGGTCGATTTACTCCTTCGCGGCGGCAGTATTCCGTCAGGAGCAGGCCTGCGTATCTTCTATCGGAACCAGCGTTTGCAGGAAGATGATAAGTGGCGGAACCTGTATTAATTACGCTGGTTAACAATTCGTGCTCTTAATAATACCAGGCATATCAGGCTGATAAGCGTAAAAAAAACGTTTTACATCAGTAAGATTATTATATACTGTAAATATAAACAGTGGTTATACATACAGTATTGCGTGTGGTGTCATAGGAGGAAAGATGCAGGACTATTTTTTGGAGTCTTTGAAGCTCCAGCGCATTGATTTTTTTCTTAAGCTTGTAGCGGCTAGTGAGTGCGATGATGAAGAGAAGCGGCTTGCTATCCAGTGGGTTTCGGAGCTGACCGATGAGTTAATGGCGAAAATCCGTACTCATGAGTACAACCGTTCAATGGATCTCCCCGGTTAGGCTTAGGAACGTTGCTGGCGTTAGGACTTGATTCTGACGCTAGCAAGGTTGATCAACGAGCCATGCGAGGCGTTAGTCATGGGCAAAAAAATAGTAACTTCCAGATTTTGTTTCGTGCCAGGTATTGAGTAGTTTTATCGCCAGAGGGGCTGTTAGCGCTCAAACTACTAATGGAGCCACACCTTAGATGAGTGATTTGGCTTAAGCTATGATTATATAGTTTTGCTGTACGGCGGCCTTGCTTTTTATTGAAGCGACCAGACTGGAACAACGGCGAAAGGAGACTAACGATACGCACCAGTTTTTTGAAAAGGTACAGTTATCTAGATTGGTTGCCAATTTTCGTTGAAGCCTGACATACCATTAGGTCATTGCTTTAGAAAAATTAATACTTGATGTGAGAATTGCTTCAAAACATCTAGAATTAAAGTTTCTTTACTAGTATGCTTCACCACTTGGTCGTTGGGTTGAGTGCAAAAGCTAAGGCTGATGCCCAGTACGCTATCCGCATTATTGCCAGAGAACCGATTCGAAACCGGAATCTGGCAGAGCATGGGCGCAAGTGCTGGCTTCCCAACGGCCTCGTTATTTATAATATGCTGACTTCAAAACCACTCGTCTTTCAACCTGCTGTGATAGCATTACCGCGTTAGTCCAATCTTTTGGATACCTTATTTCTTCTATAACACGAATATAAGCACATACTTTATTTTTTCCCTCTCCTTTGGCATAAGTAACCTCTAGATTATTAAATTTCAATAAGTGCTCTCTTCTTTGGTAAGTAAAACAGCCGTAATCACGGACATCAGAAGAAGTAATAGCATGAGTTGAAGGAAACCGAACTAGTAAATTTCTCAAGTAGGGAATAATGTCCAAACTCGTTGCTTTGTTTTCTTCTCTGCGACTCTTTCTGAACATATGTCTCCAACCCAGCCGTGTAAGCTCGATTTTCCCAAGCACCGGAGATGTGATTTCTTTCTGTTCAGAATAACGTTTTTTAACAAACGCTCGCCGATTATTAAGTAGTGAGTTTCTTCTTCTTACATGGATTCCTTTTGCTCCAGTTTCACCTGCACGTACCATGGACATACAGCGAGCCAGGTCAAACCGTGTAGCCGGAGTGATTAAGTGATATTCTCCATAAGTTTGGTTTTTAAGGGTAGTGTTTGGATGTATATAGGCCCAAAATGCTTTACGATTAGTTCTGTCAACCCAAACGACACATATATGGTGAGTTGTCCTTTTGGCTGCTTTTTTTGCGGCCGAATTTAATACAAAACCTTTCTCTAATAAATGACCATAAGTTGCCCCTGATTTAACTTGCGACAATATAAGCATTCTTTCTTTTGATGCCCATGGATGTTCGAAGGATAATATTAAATCTATTTTTGAATTGTCGTCTTCCCTGGAACCCCAGTGCCCCTCTCCTCTACAAGCAAGAATGAATTGACTCATTGCATAAGATTCGGCGTCACTGCCGTTAACTGAGTTAAACTGTCTTGTTTCTAGCACAGTTGGTATTGGTCGTGATGCAAGTAAACTGAAAGATCCCACTTATAGTTCTCTCCAAAAAATTGCATAATCTTGAACGCTAAAAAATAGTATACAAACTAAAGTATTTTTTCATTTAATTCAATGTATTGGCTAAAATTAAGACATTTATAGCTATATGTACTAGATAACATAGCGTTGTTTTCCTTTTGAAATCTCTTCTTGTGGTAACACAACAGTATTTACTCAAGTAGTTTGTCACTGCATGGGGAGATTTCGCTATGTCCGCGGCATCATACAGATGCGATAGATTTTCAGCATGACCTTGGGTAGCAAATCTGTAGGTATCATCCATTGCACCTCAAAGTAACTCTGGTGCATACCTATGCTGCATGAAAATGAATGATCGCTAGTGGATCGTTTATGTCGAAGCCTGCCAGTTCTGACGGGCTTTTGCTTATGTTATGCAACTGCATGAAAACCACTACACAAAGCGGGCAGGCGTGGCGGGGATACGAGCGCGCGCTAAGTCATATAAGAGTTATATATTGATTTGATTGCTGGACATGCATACAGTATCGCTCTATCATCTAATAAATCTTAGAGTATTTGACAATGTTTGGATAAAATGGAACCTAACTTATTCATAATCCGCTAAACAGGGATGTCAGATGCCATACCAATTGGTAGAGCTTAGCCCCGTAGCTAACGATCTTGAACAGTTAGGAACCAAAGAGAAGTTTTGGTTCTATTTCTCCGATGACACTGTAAATTTGCAGTTGTTTAAGTACTCTAGGCCAGGTACTGGCGAGCATTGGTCTGAAAAGTGTGCTGCTGAGTTATGTCATTTGCTTAACATTCCACATGCTAGCTATGATTTGGCGCGATACAATGGTCGATTCGGTGTGGTGACTCAGAATATCATTCCATCTGGTTTCCGGATGGTAATGGGAAATGAAGTGCTTCACAGTTCGACATTCGATTATCCTGGGCCTTTACAAGCCGGGGAAAAGCCGGTAAGGGTCAGAGAACACACTGTCACAAGGGTATTGGGTTGTTTGGATAGGGAATCTATCAAGCCTCCTCCGAGTGTATATGATCTAACCGGGCTAAATGCAGCAGATGTATTTTGTGGATATTTGATGCTCGATGCACTTGTGAGTAATCAAGATCGCCATCATGAAAATTGGGCGATCATGCTTAACAATGAAACTGGTGAGCAGTTTTTGTGTCCAACATACGATCATGCCGCTAGTTTAGGAAGGGAGATGTTAGATGATGAGCGTAACGAACGGCTTAATACTAAAGATAAAAATCGACAAATCCCATGTTTTGTAAGAAAAGCTCGCTCTGAGCTATTCAAAGCAAAAACTGATAAAAAGCCCTTGCTGACCGTTGAAGCATTTCAACATGCAGTTGAAGGGAGAGTTGCCGCTCGCGACCATTGGTTAGGTAAGTTGAGCGTTTTAACAGAAGATTCCATTACAGATGTGTTTAACCAAGTGCCTTCATCGTGTATATCCGACAGTGCACGTAGATTTGCAACGTTAATGGTAATGGAAAATCGCAGAAGGTTACTAGAATGACTAATACAAACTCCGTTTACGTCGCATGGCAGGCACCAGATACCAGAGACTGGCATGTTGTTGGTAACTTGCAAGAGCGCAAATCGGGGTATGTTTTCAGGTATACCAAAGGTGCTCTTAAATCTACTAAATTTACAAAGTTTAGCGGCATGAGTGATGTTCGTGAAACTTATGTTTCGGAAGAATTGTTTCCTCTTTTTAAAAATCGCCTTTTATCACCGAGACGTCCAGAGTATCCGAGTTTCATTAAATGGCTTGGATTTGAAGAAGATAAGGTAAATCCTATCGATATTCTTGCTCGCTCGGGAGGCTTACGAAGCACTGATCAGCTGCAGATTTTCAAAAAAATTGATGTTGATTCTGATGGTAACTTTGAGCATTTTTTCTTCTTACATGGACTTGGTTACTTAAATAGCTTAGCTAATGCTCGTGTATCTGAATTGAAACCGGGGCAAATTTTGCGTCTTTGCTTGGATCTTCAAAATGAATACGATGGGGATGCTGTTGTCGTTCGTGCAGATAAACCAGCTGAAATCGTTGGTTACTGCCCTAGGTATTTAAGTAATGATATCAAGAAGATGTTATTGGATGATCCAAAATCAATCACTTTAACGGTCGAAAAGATTAGCGATGATGCTCCTCATAACTATCGGTTATTATGTAAATTATCAGGAGTACTAAGCCAAGCCTGTCAATCGACGCTGATTCCTCAGGATGAGTTTGAACCTATTGAGTAAATGAAGAAAAGCCACCAAACGGTGGCTTTTCTTATTATGGGACTATATCTAGCGAGTAGGTATTAAACTGTATCGCCTCCTTGCCAAGCCAATCATTCATCTCCTGTAATCGCTTTTGTAGTGGCATTAGCTCATTTCGGACGAATACACGGCTTGCCTTTTCCACATCCCCAAACCCCCCAACATTATTCGGCATAATCCCCATCATTTGTGGCGGCACGCGGTGCGCTGCCATCATGTCATCCCGACTCACGTTCTTGATGTTAAGAAATTCATCCTTCGCCGCGACTTCTGACAATGGGATGATCTGAAGCCCGTCTTTTTTGCCGTTAGGTGAGTACATAAACAGGTTGCGGAAGTTGCCTGGACCTTTGGCGCTTTTCATCGCGTTGCGGAGGTTGTTCACATCCTCCTGATTCTGCGCGGCATCGGTCATGTACATGATGAAGCCTGCATGGCTGCCATTGATGTAATACTTACGGCGGAACAGCGTGGCGGACTCGTTGAGCAGAGCGGATGGAATAGCAGAAAGATAGCCAGGCAGGCCGTAGATCTCCTGGTTGATGTCCGGTTCCATCAGATGAAAGATGCTGCCTTTCGTGAACTGATACGGCTGGGTTGTCATACCGTATTGCACAAACCAGTAGGTATCCAGGTCTAACCCGCGTCGGGTGTATTTTGCCAGAGCAGGCTCAAGGGCGATAATTTCACCGAAGCGGTTCGTGCGTTTCTCCAGGTAGGCGTTACCAAATACCAGATAGTCCTGCACAAAACGTGAAAAAGCCTGCTGGCTGAGCAACGGGTGAGGGATATAGGTGCTGGTCAGAATGTTGCACTTTACTGCAATCGGTGAGCTGTGGTGTACGGCGGCGCGGAAGGTTCGCGCCAGGCCGTCGAAACTCACTGGTGGCTCATACCAACGGTCCATCTGTACGCATTCCACATAGTCCAGCAGTTCGCGGCGGTCCAGAACAGGAACGGGATCGCCGAAGCTGAATGCTTCGGCTGTAGTTTGACTTTTAAGCTGGATCTGTTTCGTCGCCGCAGCGCGGTTCTTCTTACTCTTTCCCATCAAAAAATCTCCACAATATTGCTGGTATTGGCGGATTCGCCCTGCAGCGGTTCGTTAAACAGTGCGTGCATCGTTGCCCAGGCCAGATCGGCGTGGCTGGCTTCTTCGCTGCGGCTGGCTTCATAGGTCGGGCGGTTGCCACTGGCGGTGGTGGCGCGACGGATTGCCATAAAGGACTGCGCTATGTCGGTGTGTCCGGCGTCAAACTCCAGACGGCGGTGGCTGATAATGTCGTAGGCCTTGAGTACCAGGGCGTTTTTAACGTTGGGGCTGTAGACAAACTCCCGGACGGCAGGAAAAAACGCTTTCACGTTCTCGTAAACCCCGTGACCAACGCCGGTTGAGTCGATACCGATATAGGTCACGTTGTACTGTTCGGTCAGTTTTTTGATGGCGTCAGCCTGGGCGCGGAAGTCCATTCCGCGCCACTGGTGACGCTCAAGAATGCGGAACTTACCGCCCGGCACGGCTGGCGGAGCCACCACCACGCATCCGGCGCTGTCGCCGTTCTGCGTACCTTTCGCCGGGTCATATCCGATCCACACTTCGCGCCAGCCAAACGGGCGCAGGGCCAGTGCATGAAAGTCGGTCCAGACTTCCCAACTGTCCACCATGCACGCCTGCAGCTCGCTGAGCGGGAACACGGACGCGAGATCGTCCACGAACTCACACATCAGCAGGTTCTGGTATTCGTCCGGGCTGTACTCCATGCGCAACTGGTCGAGGTCGAATAGGTTACAGCCGCCGCGCACCGCATCTTCCACAGTGACTATCTGGCGGTACTGCCCGTCTGCGCACAGCAGGCCGGGGGCCAGATTGCTGTGGGACAGGTCGATGTCCACCTTATCGGCTTTGTTGCGCCCTCGGTTGAACAGCGCACCGGACCAGAACGGATAAGCACTGTGTGTCAGGCTGGATGGCGTGGAAAAATAGGTTTGTCGCCATTTTTTGTGAATAGCCATACCGGAAGCCACTTTGCGCAGCTCCTGGAATTTCGGTATCCAGAAATATTCATCCAGATACAGGTTGCCGTGGTAACTCTGGGCCGTGCGGGCATTGGTGCCGAGGAAGTACAGCGTGGCCCCGTTAGGAAGCACCATCGGATCGCCTTTCAGCTCCACCTCCACTTCTTTGGCGAAGTCGATGATGTACTGCTTAAAGACGTGGGCCTGAGCCTTGCTGGCGGAAAGGAAAATCTGGTTACGCCCGGTCAGCAGGGCGTCAATCAGGGCTTCACGGGCAAAATAGAAGGTCGCGCCGATCTGGCGTGACTTCAGCAGGTTGCGGATGCGGTTGGTTTTTCCGGCTTCCCACCAGTGGCGCTGGTAGTTGAACATGGAGGAATGGAAGATTTCTTTCAGCTTCTCAATCTGTTCATCGGTGAAAACGTTCTTTTCCGGCTGACGGCGCGGGCCTTTGTTGCGGTTGGCGACGTTAGGGTTTAAGTCGGCTTCGTTGCCGCCATTGTTAAACTTGCCGATCCGCGCATGGCGCTCCGACTGGCGCGCCAGCAGGTCAATCTCTTTGAAATCTTTCCCTTCTTTGTGCTCCTTCATAATGAGCTGGCAGTAGCGTGCGGCGGTGGTGAGCTGCATCTGATCCAGCGGCCCATAGTCACCCCACTTGTCGCGTTTTTTCCAGCTGTGAACGGTTGCAACTTTCTCGCCCAGCATTTCAGCAATGCGGGCTACGCGGTATCCCTGAAAGTACAGCAGCATGGCCTGCCGACGGGGATCGAGATCTGCGGGTGTCAGTGTGGTGTTCATGGCACAAACCTACAGCCTTGAATGAAGGCTTTCCCCGCCTGCGGTTTGTGTGGTTGTCGGTACAAATACCGCGCATTGTTTCACTGCCCCCATCACCGCAACCATAAGGCTCCAGTAAGTTTTTTCTAACGGAGCACGGCTCATGACAGTGAAAGCAAAGCGTTTTCGCATCGGGGTGGAAGGTGCCACCACCGACGGACGCGAAATCCAGCGTGAATGGCTGGAACAGATGGCAGCCAGCTACAACCCGGCGGTGTATACCGCGCTGATTAACCTTGAGCACATCAAGTCTTATCTGCCGGACAGCACCTTTAACCGCTACGGCAAGGTGACGGCGTTGTTTGCTGAAGAAATCACGGAAGGTCCGCTGGCAGGCAAGATGGCGCTGTATGCCGACGTTGAGCCAACGGAGTCCCTGGTGGAACTGGTGAAAAAAGGCCAGAAATTATTCACCTCTATGGAAGTCAGCCCGAAGTTCGCTGATACGGGCAAAGCCTATCTGGTCGGCCTGGCTGCCACTGATGACCCTGCCAGTCTGGGCACTGAAATGCTGACATTCAGCGCCAGTGCAGCTCATAACCCGCTGGCAAACCGCAAGCAGAATCCCGCCAATCTTTTTACAGCTGCAGAGGAAACGGTGATCGAACTGGAAGAAATCCAGGACGACAAACCGTCCCTGTTTGCCCGTGTCACGGCGCTGTTTACCAAAAAAGAGCAGTCCGATGACGCCCGATTCTCTGATGTGCATAAGGCCGTGGAGCTGGTCGCCACTGAGCAGCAGAACCTGAGCGCACGCACCGAAAAATCCCTGTCTGAGCAGGAAGAACGCCTGTCTGAGCTGGAGACTGCTCTGCAGGAGCAGCAAACCGCCTTTAACGAACTGGTGAATAAGCTGAGTCATGAAGACAGCCGCCAGGACTACCGCCAGCGTGCAACAGGCGGTAACGCCCCCGCTGACACTCTGACCAATTGCTGATGGAGCACAAAACCTGATGAAGAAGAATACCCGCTTTGCTTTTAACGCTTACCTGCAGCAACTGGCACGTCTTAACGGTGTGGCAGTTGAAGAACTGTCCAGCAAGTTCACTGTAGAGCCGTCTGTGCAGCAGAAGCTGGAAGACCAGATCCAGCAGTCCGCCGCTTTCCTGACGCTGATTAACGTCACGCCAGTGACTGAGCAGTCCGGTCAGCTGCTGGGGCTGGGTGTTGGCAGCACCATTGCCGGAACCACTGACACCACCGCGAAAGAGCGTGAACCTGTCGATCCGACGCTGATGGTCGATGTGGAATACAAATGCGAGCAGACCAACTTTGACACGGTGCTGACCTACGCGAAGCTGGACCTGTGGGCGAAGTTTCAGGATTTCCAGGTGCGTATCCGTGACGCCATCGTGAAACGTCAGGCACTGGACCGCATCATGATCGGCTTTAACGGCGTGAAGCGTGCGAAAACCTCCAACCGTAGTGAAAACCCGCTGCTGCAGGATGTGAACAAAGGCTGGCTGCAGAAAATCCGTGAGGATGCACCGGATCACGTCATGGGCAGCACCACCACGAGCGGCGAAACCACACCGGGTGCGGTGAAAGTCGGGAAAGGTGGCGAATATGCCAACCTGGACGCTGTGGTGATGGATGCGGTCAATGAGCTTATCGACGTGGTCTACCAGGACGATGACGATCTGGTGGTGATTTGCGGTCGTGAACTGCTGTCTGACAAGTATTTCCCGCTGGTCAACAAAGAGCAGGAAAACAGTGAAAAACTGGCAGCCGATATGATTATCAGTCAGAAACGCATGGGCGGTCTGCAGGCCGTGCGTGCGCCGTTCTTCCCGCCGAATGCGCTGCTGATCACCCGTCTGGATAACCTGTCCATCTACTGGCAGGAAGACACCCGCCGCCGTTCAGTTATCGACAACCCGAAACGTGACCGGATTGAAAACTTTGAATCTGTTAACGAAGCCTATGTGGTTGAGGACTACCGCTGCGCTGCACTGGTGGAAAACATCCAGATTGGCGATTTCAGCGCCGCCGCCGCAGAAGCCGGAGCATAAACCATGAGCCTGAGTCCCGCACGGCAGCATCGCCTGCGCGTTCAGGCTGAACAGGCCGCCCGCGAGGGCGGCAGTGTTCGCCACGCGTCGGGCTATGACCTGATGCTGCTGCAACTGGCGGAAGACCGCCGCCGTCTCAAGGGCGTTCAGTCCACGGTCAAAAAAGCGGAAATCAAGGTGGAGCTGCTGCCGAAGTACGCCGCCTGGGCAGAGGGTGTCCTGGCTGCCGGAGGCGCTCAACAGGATGACGTGCTGATGTACGTGATGCTGTGGCGCATTGATGCCGGAGATTATGCCGGGGCGCTGCAGATCGGGCGTCATGCCCTGCGTCATGGCTGGGTGATGCCGCTGGGTAATCGCAATGTGCAGACCGTGCTGGCAGAGGAAATGGCAGACGCTGCGCAGAGCGCAATGCTTGCCGCCACCGGCTTTGATGCCGATCTGTTGCTGCAGACGCTGGAGCTGACAGACGGTCTGGATATGCCGGACCAGTCACGGGCGCGTCTGCATAAAGCGATTGGCGCTGTCCTGAGTGAAAGCAATCCGGCTTCCGCCCTTAATCATCTCAACCATGCGTTACAGCTCGATCCCCGCTGTGGCGTGAAAAAAGACAAACAGCAGTTGGAGCGCAGACTGCGCAATGACAGCCGCTGACAGAACGTGCCCCCGCGCACGGGCGGCACGGGGGGGCGAAAGGCACTGCCACATCAAAACCCCGTCCACCGCCCTTTATTTCAGGAGAAAGCAGCATGAAGTTTGTTGCGCCAGAACAGGCACCGGAACAGGCGGAAATCATCAGAAATACGCCGTTCTGGCCTGATGTGGACCTGTCGGAGTTTCGCAGTGTCATGCGCACTGACGGCACGGTGACGCAGCCGCGTTTAAAGCAGGTTGCGCTGTCGGCAATTTCGGAGGTCAACGCAGAGCTGTATGAGTTTCGCAGACGCCAGCAGATGCTGGGGTATGCCTCGCTGGCAGAAGTCCCGGCGGAACAACTGGACGGCAAAAGCGAGCGCATTCAGCACTATTTCAACGCGGTTTACTGCTGGGCACGCGCCATGCTCAACGAACGTTACCAGGACTATGACGCCACGGCATCCGGTGCGAAGCGAGGCGAGGAACTGGCGGAAGCAAGCGGTGATTTGTGGCGTGACGCCCGCTGGGCCATCAGCCGGGTGCAGGATGCGCCGCACTGCACAGTGGAGCTTATCTGATGAAAGTGCGTGCGCATCAGTATGACACGGTGGACGCGCTTTGCTGGCGTCATTACGGGCGCACGCAGGGTGTCACGGAGCAGGTACTGAAGGCAAATCCGGGGCTTGCCGAATACGGCCCCTTTTTACCTCACGGGTTGCAGGTGGAGCTGCCGGACATACCGACAACCACCACCGTGCAGACCGTCCAGCTATGGGACTGAATTATGACGCTTGAGCGAATCAGCGCCTTTATCACGTATTGCATCGCCGTCGTGCTGGCCTGGCTGGGCGATTTGTCCATCAAGGATGCCTCAACGCTGGGCGGCCTGATGATTGGTGTGCTGATGCTGGCTATCAACTGGTACTACAAACACAAAGCCTACCAGCTTCTGCGCGACGGGCAGATCTCGCGGGAGGACTATGAATCCATCAATCGTTAAACGCTGCCTTGTCGGGGGCGTGCTGGCTATTGCTGCCACGCTGCCGGGTTTTCAGCAGCTTCACACCTCCGTGGAGGGACTGAAACTGATTGCCGATTACGAAGGCTGTCGTCTGCAGCCGTATCAGTGCAGCGCGGGTGTCTGGACCGACGGCATTGGTAATACATCGGGCGTCATTCCCGGCAAAACAATCACGGAACGACAGGCAGCAGAAGGGCTGATCTCCAACGTGCTGCGTGTGGAGAGGGCGCTGGAAAGGTGTGTGAAGCAACAGCCGCCGCAGAAGGTGTATGACGCTGCGGTGTCGTTTGCCTTCAACGTGGGTACGGGCAATGCCTGCAGTTCCACGCTGGTGAAATTGCTCAATCAGCGGCGCTGGGCGGATGCGTGCCGACAGTTGCCGCGCTGGGTGTATGTAAAAGGTGTGTTTAATCAGGGGCTGGATAACCGCCGTGCGCGGGAGATGGCCTGGTGCTTACAGGGAGCAAACTGAAATGAAAAAGAAATTAATCAGCGGACTGTTTCTGATGTTATGGATGGCGCTGTTAATCGCAGCAATGGTGTATCCGCAGGGGATTTTTCCGGTACTGGCAGCGTCCGGTGTCTGGGTAGCTTGTCTGCTGACATGGGCGGTAATTCCGGTAGCACTGGCTGCGTTAATTAAGAACGGCCCGCTCTGGCAGGAGTTGAGGGCATCTTTGCTAAAGACCATTACTCGAAAAGAAAACGTATTTATCAGCTGGATGATGCGATTGCTGATTGTCGTCAGTCTCGCCTGGACGGGGTGGGCTATTACCCTGGTCTTTTATCTGCTGACCGTTATTGCCTTCTGGATCACCCGTAATCAGATGGCGCAACAGGTAGCAGCATGAACCGGGTACTGCTGGTTGTGCTGGCGTTATTACTGGCGGCGCTGGGCTGGCAGACGTGGCGGCTGGCTGATGCCAGCCAGACCATCAGCACGCAGGCAGACGAGCTTCGGAGCAAAAGCCAGGCACTGGCAAAGAGCAACAGCCAGCTGATCAGCCTGTCCATTCTGGCTGAAACCAATAACCGGGAGCAGGCGCGGCTCTATGCCAAAGCAGAACAGACCAGCGCACTGCTGAGACAACGACAACGCCGGATCGAGGAACTGAAACGTGAGAACGAGGATTTACGCCGCTGGGCTGATACTCCTTTGCCTGCTGACATTATCCGGATGCGGGAACGCCCCACACTCACCGGAGGTGCAGCTTACCGTCAGTGGTTGTCCGCGAGTGACGCCGTGTCTGCTGGATCAGGCAACGCTGCGCACTAACGGTGATCTGAACGCGTTGCTGGATGAAACGGAGGCCGCCTGGGCGGTCTGTGCAGACAAAGTGGACATGATTATTGCGTGTCAGGAGCGAAACAGTGAACAAACCACAATCCCTGCGCCACGCCCTCAATAAAGCAGTGCCTTATGTCCGCAATAACCCGGACAAACTGCATCTGTTTGTGGATAACGGTTCGCTGGTTGCCACGGGGGCCAGCTCCATGTCATGGGAGTACCGCTACACCCTGAACGTGGTGATTGAGGATTTCAGCGGCGACCAGAATCTGCTGATGGCCCCGGTTTTGCTGTGGCTGCGTGATAACCAGCCCGATGCCATCAATAACCCGGCGTTACGGGAAAAGCTATTCACCTTTGAGGTGGATATTCTGCGCAACGATGTCTGTGATCTCAGCCTCAACCTGCAACTGACGGAGCGTGTGCTGGTCAGCACTGACGGCAGTGTGTCGAGCGTTGAAGCTATAGCGGAACCTGATGAACCTGAAGAAATGTGGACGGTGAAACGTGGCTGAACTGCAGAAAGTTGACGACTGGCTGAGTGCCTTGCTGGCGAATCTGGAGCCAGCCGCAAGAAGCCGCATGATGCGCCAGCTGGCGCAGGAACTACGCCGGACACAGCAGCAAAATATCAGAATGCAGCGCAATCCAGATGGCAGCAATTATGAACCGCGACGGGTAACAGCACGCAGTAAAAAAGGCCGTATCAAACGTCAGATGTTTGCAAAGCTGCGCACCACAAAATACCTGAAAACTGCCGCCAGCGCCGACTCTGCCAGCGTGCAGTTTGAAGGCAAGGTACAGCGCATTGCCCGTGTTCATCACTACGGCTTACGTGATCGCGTCAGCCGCAAAGGACCGGAGGTCCGTTACGCAGAGCGTCGCCTTCTGGGTGTAAATGATGATGTTGAGGCAATGACCCGCGACATGATTCTGCAATGGCTGGCGGGGTGATTTTTGTATCAGCACTGATACAAGTTGCAGCACTGCCGCCTTTCTTCCCCTGATGGCAACCTTTCCCTATGAACGCACAATTAACCGAAATCATGCGCCTTATCACCAACCTGATCCGCACTGGGGTAGTCACCGAAGTGGACAGGACAAACTGGCTTTGCCGGGTGAAAACGGGCGACCTTGAAACCAACTGGATCAGCTGGCTGACGCTGCGTGCCGGGAATGCCCGGACATGGTGGCGACCATCGGAAGGTGAGCAGGTGGTGCTGCTGAGTATGGGCGGTAATCTGGAAACAGCTTTTGCGCTGCCCGCCATCTATTCGAATCAGTTCGCACCACCGTCGACGTCGGCGGACGCCTGCGTGACAGAACATCCTGATGGTGGCTGGTTTGAATATGAACCCGCCACCGGGCGCTGGTATGTCAGGGGCATCAAATCTATGGTCATTGAGGCCGTCGACAACATCACCCTGAAAACCAGTGAGTTTGTGCTGGAGGCTGACCGCACGCGTATTAACAGCGAAGTAGTGATCAATGGTGGCGTTACCCAGGGCGGCGGTGCAATGAGTTCTAACGGGATCGTGGTTGATGCGCATCAGCATACTGGCGTTCTGAAAGGCGGTGACACCACCGGAGGCCCGGTATGACGCTTTATAGCGGGATGAACAATATCAGCGGTAAGGCCATTACTGATATTGACCATCTGCGCCAGTCGGTGCGGGACATTTTGCTGACGCCGCAGGGTAGCCGCATTGCCCGTCGTGAATATGGTTCCCTGCTGTCGGCACTGATAGACCAGCCACAAAATCCGGCATTACGCCTGCAGGTCATGTCGGCAGTGTATGTGGCGCTGAGTCGCTGGGAGCCACGGCTGACGCTGGATTCCATCACCATCAACAGCAACTTTGACGGTTCTATGGTGGTGGAGCTGACCGGGCGGCGGAATAACGGTGTGCCTGTGTCCCTTTCCGTATCAACAGGAGCAGAGAATGGCAGTGATTGACCTTTCGCAGTTGCCTGCACCGCAGATTGTGGATGTGCCGGACTTTGAGACGCTGCTTGCCGAACGCAAGGCAGAATTTGTGGCGCTTCATCCGAAAGATGAGCAGGAAGCAGTGATCCGCACGCTGGAACTGGAATCTGAACCCGTCACCAAATTGCTGCAGGAGAACGCTTACCGTGAGTTGCTTCTGCGCCAGCGCATTAACGAAGCCGCACAGGCGGTGATGGTGGCTTACGCGATGGGCGGCGATCTTGACCAGCTCGCTGCCAACTACAACGTGACACGCCTGACGGTGACGCCTGCTGATAATGATGCTGTGCCGCCCGTTGCAGCTGTGATGGAAAGCGATGAAGCGTTACGCCTGCGTGTGCCTGCAGCCTTTGAAGGGCTTTCTGTTGCGGGGCCAACTGCAGCTTATGAATTTCATGCTCGAAGCGCCGACGGTCGGGTGGCGGATGCCAGTGCAACCAGCCCGGCACCTGCAGAGGTGGTGCTGACTGTCCTTAGCCGCGAAGGCGATGGAACTGCAGAAAAAGACCTGCTGGACGTGGTGGAAAAAGCTCTGAACAGTGAGAACGTCCGCCCGGTGGCTGACCGTCTTACGGTTCGCAGCGCAGAAATCATACCGTACCGCGTGGAAGCCACCATTTTTCTCTATCCGGGGCCGGAAGCAGAGCCGGTAATGGCAGCGGCAAAAGCCAGCCTGCAGAAGTACATCGCCAGTCAGACGCGGCTTGGTCGGGATATTCGCCGTAGCGCCATCTTTGCCGCCCTGCATGTTGAGGGTGTGCAGCGTGTGGAGCTGGCTTCGCCGCTGGCGGATGTGGTTTTGAACAAAACGCAGGCGGCATCATGTACGGAGTGGAGCGTGACCAACGGGGGAACGGATGAATAGTCTGCTGCCATCGGGGTCAACTTCACTGGAGCGCCGACTGGCGCAGACCTGTAGCGGGATTTCTGATCTGCAGGTGCCGCTGCGTGACTTGTGGAATCCGGCTACCTGCCCGGTCAGCTTCCTGCCTTATCTCGCCTGGGCGTTCTCTGTGGATCGCTGGGACGAAGGCTGGACAGAAAGCGTCAAGCGCCAGGTGGTGAAGGATGCTTTTTATATTCATCAGCATAAAGGGACCACCAGTGCCGTGCGGCGGGTGGTGGAGCCGTTCGGCTTTCTGATCCGCATTATTGAGTGGTGGCAGACCGGAGAGGCACCGGGCACGTTTCGTCTGGATATCGGCGTGCAGGACCAGGGCATCACTGAAGATACCTATCTGGAACTTGAGCGGCTGATAAGCGATGCCAAACCATGTAGCCGTCACATGATCGGCATGTCCATCAATCTGCAGACCAGCGGTCCGCATTGGGTGGGGGCCGCCAGCTATCTTGGCGAAGAAATCACGATCTATCCGTATATCAACGAAACAATTATTTCCGGCGGCACCGCGCATGAAGGTGGGGCGGTCCATGTTATTGACACAATGAGAGTGAATCCATGAGCACAAAATTTTATACCCTGCTGACGGATATTGGCGCGGCGAAACTTGCCAGCGCCGCCGCGCTCGGTGTGCCTTTAAAAATTACCCATATGGCGGTCGGCGATGGCGGCGGAACATTGCCAACGCCGGACGCAAAGCAGACAGCATTGGTAAATGAGAAACGCCGGGCTGCGCTGAATATGCTCTATATCGACCCGCAGAACAGCAGCCAGATTATTGCCGAACAGGTGATCCCAGAAAACGAGGGCGGTTGGTGGATACGTGAAGTGGGCCTGTTTGATGAGTCCGGGGCATTGATTGCCGTGGGCAACTGCCCGGAAAGCTATAAGCCACAACTGGCTGAAGGCAGCGGGCGCACCCAGACCGTGCGCATGGTGCTGATTACCAGCAGTACGGACAATATCACCCTGAAAATCGACCCTGCTGTCGTGCTGGCAACCCGCCATTATGTAGATCAACAAATAGAAATTCATGAGCAATCGCGCCGCCATCCTTCTGCGTCTTTGACAGAAAAGGGATTTGTACGTCTGTATAGCGGTGTGGAAAGCAATGATGAAACAGTCGCTGCAACGCCAAAAGC